TGCCGAAACGAAAAAGATTACTGTTACTTTAACAGTTAAAAAAGCAATTGTAGTTGATCGTCCTAAATTTTACTGGGCTGATTCTGGCACCAGTCTTCTCCGTATCTGCGAAGATGCTGATGGCAACGTAATTGTATTCAGCGGCAATGCAGATTTCCCTGCTGAAGGCGAGACCGCAACAATTACCGCTACAGTAAAAATGCACCGCTACTATAAACAAAACGATATTGAAGTACCACAGACAGTTATCATCCGTCCAAAGACTGTTGCCATGGTACAACAACCAGTTGCAGAAACCGCTTGACATTTACTTTAGATTGAGTTAAGATACATACATGCTTAATACACAAATTTCAAAATCCACTCTAGCAAAGTTACTTGCTACAGAGAATATTTCGGTAGAGTATCGCAAGGTGCAAACTGCATCATTCGATATTGTGAATCGCCGTCTTACTCTTCCCATTATGAATGACACCACACCTGAAATGACAGACCTTTTGGTCGGGCATGAAGTGGGTCACGCATTAGACACACCACAATCATACGTTGAATCAGCTAAGGCTGGCGGTTCTGCATTTTCTACATTCTTGAATGTGATTGAAGATGCACGTATTGAACGTAGAATGAAAGACAGATATCCAGGTTTGCGTAAACCAATGGCTATTGCTTATCGTCAATTTACTGAACGTGATTTCTTTGGCATCAAAGGTCAAGATGTAAATGAATTTATGTTGATTGACAGAATTAATTTGCATTTTAAACTTGGTGCTATTGCAGGCATCAAATTCAATGCTGAAGAAATGTTGTACGTCAACGAAGTTGAAAAGGCAGATTCGTTTGAGCAAGTGAAAGATATCACCGAACGTTTATATGCGTTTTGCAAAGCAGAGTTAGACCAAAAACGCCAAGAGGCTAAAGAAGAATTCGAAAAACGCAAAGAGAATGGCGAATTCGATGATGAAGATTTTGGTGATGATATTTTCGGTGGTGATGATACTGAAGACTATGAAGACAAAAATCCGAATGATTATGATTCTGGATCCGATGACGGTGATGATGATTTTGAATCGGAAGACAACTTTGACAATGGATATTCTAATACGCCAACATTCGAACAGGCAATGCCTAACGAATTAAAGGTGTATGGTGATGAAGTTAAATCTGTAACGGATGAAAAATTTCAACAAGCATTAAAAGGTCTTGCAGAAACAAAAGAAATTAATGTTGGTAAGATTGTCAGCCAAAAGAAAATCGATTTAAAGAATTATGTTATTCCATTCAAAGATTTAAAATTCTTTGATGAGTCATTCTTTGATAATGAAGAGTTGGAAGCGCATGAGCGTTATGATGCTAGTCTGTTGATGAAATTCGAAGCCAAGAATAAGAATCCAATTGCTTATCTTGTAAAAGAATTCGAAATGAAAAAGAAAGCGGCTGAGTTGCGCCGTGTGACAGTCTCTGATACTGGTACACTTGACACCAACAAGTTGCACACTTACAAATTCAATGACGATATCTTCCGTAAGATTGGTGCAGTCGCACAAGGTAAGAATCACGGCATTGTGATGTTCATTGACTGGTCTGGTTCTATGGTAGACAACATGTCTGGCACAATCGAACAGTTGATTACAATGGCAACATTCTGTCGCAAAGTGAATATTCCGTTTGATGTTTATGCATTCAGTACTGAGTATCGAAAGAATTTGATAGACAGACCAAATCAATCTATTGATATGGAACCGAATCAATTAGACATTGACTATTTTTCTTTGATGAACATTTTGTCTAGCAGTATGAAAAACCAAACGTATCGCAAATTTGCAAATGATTTGTTGAACGTTGCCGATGCATACAAGCCTTATACAAGTTATCGTAGAAATTACAAATCAAGTTATATCAAAGAAGGTATGGGTCTTGGTGGTACTCCATTGAATGCAACAATTCAAGTCGCATCTAATGTTGTGAATGATTTTCGTAAACGTACTCGGTCTGAAATCGTGAATGTTATCTTTTTAACTGATGGCGAAGACAGTAGCACAATGTGGACTTCATCTGGCGATAGTCGTTCAACCCGTATCGGACCTTCTGACTATCGTTCAGTATCTTACATTGAAGACAAAGATTCCGCAAAGAATTATCGTGTAAGTGACAAAGGTGTAACACCAACTCTGTTGCAAATTCTGAAGGATCGTACTGGTTGCAATTTGATTGGATTCTACATTCTGCCAAAAAGCAGACGTTACTTCCAAAATGCAATGTCACGTTTCAACATGATAATGACAGACGATGGATACAAACAATTCCGTAATGAAAAGTTTTTCTCTGTCAATGGATATGGCTACTCAGAATATTTTCTGATCCCTGGTGGTGAAGATTTGTCTACCGATGATGATTCGCTATCAGACATTCTTGGTGAAGCCAAAGATATTTCCGCACGTAAGTTGAAAGGTGCATTTATGAAAATGAATCAAAACCGTTTGACTAATCGTGTTCTTCTCTCTAAGGTAATCAAGGAAATTGCTTGATGTTGCGTAAAAACAACAATTCAAATAACCCTTGACCTACCATAAATACTCTGTTATACTACTAGTATTGAAATTGATTTTTAACTGAAAGGCAAATTATATTATGATTACGCAAAGTGAAAAAGTTGCATTCGTTACCGAAGCCGCAAAACGTTTTGGTGCCGTTGTGACCCGCCAACAATTGGTGACACTTTCTGAAGAGACTGGCGGCAAACGTCAGTTCTGGCTTGAAGCCGACCAGTACCGAGTTGGTCGTGGCAAGTATCAATTGCCCCTCCAAGAATTTAACGTTAACATGGCTGGACTTGCACTAGTCAAATCCAATCCAGTTCCTTCTATGCCAATCTCCGAACCCATCATGGCTCCTGTTGCAAAAGCAATTGCAAAAATATCTTCCGTTGCACGTATGCAAGAAGGCGCAATTATTCCTAAAGTGAATTCATTGTATGTTCCTTTTGGATTCTTTGACAACATGAAACGTATTGTTGCATCAAAGAAATTTTATCCAGTATTTGTTTCTGGTCTCTCTGGCAACGGCAAGACTTTCATGGTCGAACAAGCCTGTGCCCAATTGAAAGTTGAATGTCTCCGTGTGAATATTTCACCTGAGACTGATGAAGATGATTTGATTGGTGGCTTCCGTTTGATTGACGGAGAGACAAAATGGTTTGATGGTCCAGTTGTTCAAGCAATGAAGTCTGGTGCCGTTTTGATTCTTGATGAAATTGACCGTGGTTCAAATAAACTAATGTGCTTGCAAGGTGTACTTGAAGGCAAAGGTTTGTTCGTTAAGAAGACTGGTGAATTTGTTGAACCAGTTACAGGTTTCAACGTTATCGCTACCGCCAATACTAAAGGTAAAGGTGATGAGACTGGTCGTTACATGGCCGCTACAATTCTTGATGATGCGTTCCTTGAGCGTTTCCCAATTACTGTAGAACAGGAATATCCTGACACTAAAGTTGAAACAAAGATTTTGACTAAGTTGTTTACCAGCCTCGGTATTGATGACAAAGCATTTGCAGAAAATCTTGTGAAATGGGCTGATATCATTCGTAAAACTTTCGAAGAGGGTGCTATTGATGAATTGATTTCCACTCGCCGTTTGTCTCACATTGCCGAAGCCTACACTATCTTCAACGATAAGATGGAAGCAATCAAGTATTGTATCAACCGCTTTGATGCAGAGACTAAAACTTCATTCCTTGATTTGTATACCAAGATTGATGCTGGCATTGATCCTACTGCGGAAGTGACACCTGCGCCAGCAGTTGATGACGTACCGTTCTAAATCTCCTGGCAGTAATGCCTTAGAGGCTACTTGACGTAGCCTCTTTTTTTATATATAATAGTGAGATAATTTTATTAAACATGGAGAGATTATGCAATTTGAACTTGATATTCAAAAACTAAGAACCAAGAAACTTTTTATCGCAACACCAATGTATGGCGGACAATGCCATGGTGCTTACACTAAAGCAATTACAGACCTTATGATTCTCTGTACCAAATATGGTATTGAGGCTAAACTGTTTTTCATCTTCAACGAATCACTAGTGCAACGTGCTAGAAATTATTTGACAGATGAGTTTGTTCGTAGTGGTTATGACCATATGATTTTTATCGATAGCGATATTCACTTTGAGCCACAAGACGTTTTGGTGATGATGCACTTTGCGGCAAGCCGTGATGACATGGATGTTGTTTGTGGTCCATATCCAAAGAAAGCAATTTCTTGGGAGAAGATTAAAGTCGCAGTTGACAAAGGTTATGCTGACAAGAATCCAAATCAATTGGAAGAGTTTGTTGGTGACTTTGTTTTCAATCCAGCAGATGGTGTAACTCAATTCCGAATTGACGAACCAATTGAAGTGAAAGAAAGCGGTACAGGCTTTATGTTGATTACCCGTGAAGCACTTCACAAATACGACAAAGCATTTCCAAGTCAAAGCTACAAACCAGACCATGTGCGTACTGCAAACTTTGATGGTAGCAGAGAAATCATGGCTTACTTTGATTGCGTTATTTGTCCAGATACAAAACGTTATCTCTCAGAAGATTACATGTTCTGTCAATGGATGCGTAAAGCTGGTGGTAAAGTATGGTTACTTCCATGGTTACGTTTGAAACACGCTGGTAGTTATATCTTTGGTGGTTCGCTACAAGCACTTGCGGCTATCAATGTGTCACCTACTGCTGGTGATGATGTTATGAAACGAAATGTATCTGCAAGTTTAAAATGATAGACTATCGATATAATGAAGATAAGACTTTGGAAGAACTGAAGTCTTATATTGACGGAACATACGGGCAACATTACTCCCGTGATAAATTTCAAGCAACAGAATTCATCATCGATGGAGGACACGGTGAAGGATTCTGTATTGGAAACGTGCTGAAATATGCACAAAGGTATGGCAAGAAGGATGGACGGAATCGTAAAGACTTGCTAAAAATTTTACACTATGCTATAATCATGCTACACGTACATGACTTGAATGAAGGAAAACAAAATGAAATTAAGTGAATCAACAATTAACGTTCTGAAAAACTTTGCAACC